GTATATCGTCAGCCTCATAATTGTAACCATGAATACCATTATATTCTTTAACTAAGTAATCTCTTACTTCATTAAAGAAAGGTGGTTTTTCAAGTCCTTTTCTATTAGCTTTGTATTCAGGGTACACTTGGTACCGAAAATTGGAACCGATGGTGAAGAATAAAATAAATTCTTCAACATTTGCACCATTAAGTAACCCTTGAAGGTAGTTATCAGATTGTTTGATAGCATCTTCAAGGGTTTTCTCAGGTTCACCAATCTTATTATAACATACTATGTATGGTATATGATCTGCATCAATTAGTCCTATCATAATTCATAATCAGGTTTAATTTCTGTGTATTTATCTTTGATCATTTTAGATAATTTTTTAGCATTACTTGCTCTAGAATGTCCTCTAATTGAAGGAGCATCATATTCTGCATCTTTGACTAATTTATCTAAAAACTTTGTAACTGATTCTAAATCAGCGTGTGTTACTTTAAGCATCTTTATTTTATATTAGTTAATGGATAAGATTCTAGTATTGAATTTACATTATATTCTTCAGCTTCTTCTGTTAAAATCTTTTCTCCCATCTTATCAAAAGCATATTCATCCATATCTATAGATAAATGAGCTTTACTAGCTTTTAATAAAGCAGCTTTTACATGAATTTTAGCAAAAACTTTTAACATTTTATGTACAGATTTATAACTATATCCGGATTCACTAAATACTGGTCCATCTGCATAAATATCAGTATCTATTTTTGTTAAAAATTCTTCAGCAGTTGGCACTTTAAGCATCTTTAAATTGTTTTAATTTTTTAATATAATTACTATCAGCAGCATATTTAACTCTAATCAAAAACCTATGATAATCTTCATTAGTTTTTAATCTTTTCATTTGCCAAGCTTTATATGCAATTACTGATTCTTTCCAAGATTTATATTTAATAACATCTGTATCTGAAGTTTGAAATCCAAATAAAGCATTATATTTTATAAATCTTGGAGAAGTAAAATTACCAGTTTCTAGTTTAGCTTGATTTAATACAATCTTAGGATGTTTCATTTCTATGACTTCCATAAATTCTATTAACTTAGCTTCACTAAATCCTTCAATTTTAACAGTATCAGCGTAAAGTACAGGTTTAGGTAACAATGGTTGTTCTTTAGTCTTTAAAAAGTCTAATTGCATGCCAATAGTCCAACCTAAAGCTAGTCCTAAAATACTAACTGTTACAATAAAAGCTAGTTTACTTTTTTTAAATTTAGTTCTATAATCCATAGTATTTTTCTTTAATTAGTTTAACACACTTATTTACATTTGTTTGATTATTAGGAGCAAAATAATCTATTACCCATCCTTGTTGAGTCCACCAATATTTAAACAATCTAAGTTTTAAAATGTATTCATTCACCATTTCACCTTTAGTTTCTATAATCCAACCAGTCTTAGTGTCTTTGTCTAGACAACTAAAGTCAGGTTTAATTGTAATTGCTCTTAAATTATTGGTAACTTCTCCAAATTGATAAACATATTTTGCTTTCTTTTTATCTTTAAATCTAGCATTAATTCCTAATTCCTTAGCTTCATCATAAGTCATCATACGCTTATAAAGCTGATAACTGACTCCTGATGCTGTGAATTTAGGTTGAAGCTCAAATACATCATCTTCATAGTTAAAGTGTGTTATACCAGCTTTTTGTAAGGCTTGATAACATACTTTCTCTAATCCAGATCTTAATTGAACTCCTGCATGCATTACAGGGACTCCATGAGGAACTGCTTTTTTCTTTGGTTTAGAACCTACTTTAAACTTTTTAGCAAGGTTTTGTTTTCTCACCATTTCTTTCTCTTAAAATTGCTGTTGTCCAAGTATCTAAGTTCTTAATATACTTAAGTCCCATACCTGGATAATCTATTTTTCTATCTACTAAAATACCTACAGCTGTTGTAGTATTTACATTAGTAATAATAGTTTGTTCACCATCAAAATGAATATCAGCATTTAATGCAATAGCTGCTACTTTACTAGCATCATTTAAACACATAATTACTCTATCTGAAGGGATACTAAATTGTTGAGCTATAGCATCAATATAATTAAAGGTATCATTTGTAGTGATAATCCATAATTCATATTCAAATCCTTTAGCTGAATAATCATTCTCTTTGATACCTTTAATTAACTGTCTAAAATCTTCATGATTATAAATCTCAGTTGGTTCAAAGCTAATTTTAATTTTTTCCATTTTCTTCTGTTTTACAGTCTGATTCTTCTAATCTAACTTCAGTTGTTTCTTCTTTACTCCATGATTCTCGAGATACTATCCAACCATGTGAGTTAATAACATAAGCTCCATTAGTGATATACATATCATTGTTAATAGGATTCTCAATTAATGTCCATATCTTATCTATAGATATATCTCTTAATTGATCTTTATCTAGAAATAAAAATCCATCACATGGAGTATCTTTTTCTAATGTATTCTTTATTGGAGAATACTTATCACAAAATTGTGTCCAATTAATTTTTAAAATTTCCATATTATTTTTTATTTTTATATTTCCAAATAAACCCAAAAGCAGTATCTGATCTACCCGTTAAACAATTAGAAATACTACTACCTGTTTTATTTAAAAACAAATTTGCATCTTTAATAGATCCCCAAGTTTTAATAAATTCATTATTTAAAGTATATTGATTTATTTTAACAGCAGTAAAAGAATTCTCACCAAATCTACCTAAATTATTACCTTTTCTATTAAGTATTCTATATGAATGTGTTATATTTTCACTTGGTGTACACCATTCAAGATTCTTTAATGAATTATTTCCAGGATCACCATCAATATGATTTATTTGATAATTGTTAAAATTTTCAATACACTTAAAATGAATCATTAATAATCTATGTACATAAATATTAGAATTAATTCTTTTTTCATTTTTTAATCTTATAAATTTATATCCACCATTTTTTATAGATTGTTTGAGAATTTTTTCAGGATAAATTCTTTTATTATCTTTAGATATTCTACCTAATTTTTTAACATTACCTAAATTAGATATTTGATATTTACCATTGTAGTTAATTATGTCTTTCCAAACTTCCATCTTTTATTAATTTTATTATTAGTTTTTTGGCTTTTTCTAAACCTTTTAATTTAATAAAATCGCTGATGTCCTTGCACCCTGTGATTTCAGGTATAAAGATAGGTAAAATATTATATTTATCCAAAAGTTTTTGAGCACCATTTCTACCAGCTTCATCATTATCGTATAAAGAAATTATAGTAGTAAATCTTTTTTTTAATTCTTCATAACTTTTTTTAGATAAATCATTTGTTTCAGCTTGTACTGCTACAGAATTATACTGCATTTCATATAAACATAAAACATCTTTCATTGATTTTGTAATAATCAACAATTCACCAGTTTCAGGTAATTGATCATATCCCTGTAGACAATCTGAACCAACATTAGTTAACCACTTACCCTCTTTAGTTGGAGAATAAGGATTGTAAATCTTTAAATATTCACAAGCATTCTTAAAGAATCTATAGGAATATAGAGGTTGATTATTTTTATACTCAAATACATAATGTTTATCTCTCTTATTTAAATAAACATGACTTACAGCTTTTACATTAAAGAATTGTAAAGTAGTTAATGAAATGCCATATTGATTCCAATATTCATAATCTATTAAACTAAATGGTTTAACAATTACTTTAATATTAGATTTAACTTTAACTAATTTAGGAGAATCATTAACTAATAGCAATTGAGGTGTTACACTCAAATTAGTTCTTTTTAACCCAAAGTCATTAGCAATGATATTACAAGTTTCATGATAATTAGATCCATACTTTTTACTTACATAATCAAATGCTAGAAAGTAATCTCCATTTCCATAATCTGTATAATAAGGTATTCCTGATGCACTAATTTTAATTCTACAACTTCCATTTTTATCAGTATAAAATTCTGATTTAAAATTAGAATCTAATGATTGATAATTACTACAATATCTTTCAAGTATCTGTAATTCAGTTATATACCTAAGTATTTCTTCTTTTGTTATTTGTAAACTAGCATTATCAAAGTTGAACATATGTTACACTTTTTTTAAAATAACTTCATAAATTTTACCATCTTTAGTTTTAATATAATTAGATTTAGTATCTCTAATTACTTTATAAACATCGGTAAAAGGTATTTTTAAACTTGTAGCTACAGCTGTTCTTAATATTGAATTAGCTATACTATTAAATTTCCAACTTTGCATAAATTTGATTTTAAAAATAACAACAGGCTGAGAATACTACTTCCATTTACTCCCGTGGCCATGGGTACCTGTCCTTATTTAATTATTAAAATGTAACTCCATCAACAACAGGATTAGAAAAACCTTCTTTAGGAGATTGATCTGTTGCAGGTTCAATATCTAATTTCTTGATATTTTTTTCAGAACTAAAGAATAATTTAGTATCATCTGCTGAAACCGATTTAGATTCACAAAATACTCCATTTCCAAAAGAAGAAGCTACATATTTTTTACCTTTTCCAGAAATTCTTTCTTCTCCTACAACTTTTAATTTGAATTCTTTACCTGCTAATAAAACAGATAATTTTTGAGCTAATTCTTCAGCAGATTTAGCGTTTGGCATTTTAGCTTTGGCAGAAACCTCATCTAAAGATAATGCTGCAGCAACCATTGATAAAATTGCATTTTTAGTAACATCCCATCCAGACATTTTTTTACCTGGATTAATTGTTGTATTTAATGAATAAATTTGGGCTAATTCAGCACCTTCATTATCAGCTACTGTAAATGTAATTTGTGGAGCTTGAGCTTTAGAACTTAATCCATTTTCAATTTTTACTACTTTAACAAGGTTAATTCCAGGTTTAATAGTTTCTTTATAATTACCTTTAGATACTTCTGCATTTTCAAAACCGAACATAATTCTATATATTTTTAATTTAAATTTTATTAGGGAAATTACTCTCCTAATTGATATTTGTGTATTTTATTCAATATTAACGCATAATCGTTAGGTTCAAATTTATCTAAACATCCTTCAGGAGATTTAGCTAATCTAACACCATCACTATTTGTTAAGAATGAATATTCCATCTTTCCATTTATTTCTTGCACATTGGAATGTAACACATAAGTAAAGTAAGAAGGTATTTTTATTTGGTTATCCAATAATTTACCTACTGTTTGTAAAGTAATAATACTATTACCACTTACATCAGTTCCTCTTTCAGTGTGTCCAATCACTATCACATTTAAATCTTCACGTAATTGCTCTTCTATTTTAATTAATCCTTGAAAGACATCTACTGCAAGATCAGTCCATTTCTGAAAACCATTAATCTTTGCATCAGTCATAACTCTACTAGTTAAAAAGTGAGTAAAATCTTCAATAACAATTGTCTTGAATTTAGTACCACCATTAGCTCCAGTAAGGATTGCTTTTAATTCTGGAAATGTAGAACAATTTACTACATTACCTTTTTCTTTGCTGTATTTAACAGCACCACCTTTAAAAGGTAGTTCTTTTCTATTAGGTTTAACTAATAGAGTTGTATTCTCATCTAAATTTAATATTGCTCTTGATTTACCAGAACCTGGTTCTCCGATTGCTAATATGATTCTTCCCATTCTACTTGCTTTGATACATTGTATAATCTTCTGATGTCATTTCTTTAGGTAATTCTTCAAAATATCCTGCTTCTGGTTTAGTATATAAACCAATAGAGATATTATCAGCACCTAATCTATTCTTAATTGCTTTAAGTAATCTATATTTACCACGTAAATTATAAGGACTACCCTCCACATTAATATTGTAAGTTAAACTTGTTTCTAGTTGCATTTTATAAGGATTTAATAAACCCAATACTATATCTGCATCTATATATAAGTTACCAGAATCTCTAAAATCATTTTGTTCAGGAGATAAATCTACCCCACGATATTTTACACGTTCAATATTAGACAAACTTTGATTAAATTGTTGAACTACAAAAAATGTCATTGCAAACATATTTCTACAAGCCACAATATATTCAGACATTTTATCCATATTTTGTTTAAGTGTAAAACCTCTTTCAAACTTTAATAAACTAGCATGATCTAATACTACAATATTGTATTCTTCTTTATTATTAGCTGTCCAACTAACTATTCTCTCTTGAGGGTCATTATTTTCATCAAAATAAGGTTCTGTCACAAACTTACCTTTACCTTTCATTGTAGACCACCATTCATGGTAGAGACCTGTAGGGTTCATAGGTGTCCAATGCCACTTAATCTTTGAAAATATGTCTTCTAATTCTGGAAGTTCTGCATTAACAATTTCTTGTTCTTCAGCATCCATTCTTAGTTTACCCATACCTTTAATAAGTTGTGGAGATATTACTCTACCATACTTATTATAAATAATAATAGAAAGCCAATTAGCTTTCTTACTTACTTCATCAATTTCCCAAGAGTAATAAGTTACATTAATAGGAATTCCTTTTGCTCTAGCATCTTGAATACCATTTAATATTATAAAATCACATAAAGTTGTTTTAGAGCTTCCTGACAAGCCACCAATTAAAGTATAACAACTTCTTTGTGTATTATAGATATAATCATTAATCCTATTAAATCCGTTAGCTAATCCTTCGTATTCACCTGCTAACCCTTGAGCTATTCTTTGTTTAAATTGCGTCAAAATTTTTTGTTTCTTTAGGGAGTTGTTGAATGTCGCTAACATCTTCTAGATATTGCTCCCAAGTTCTTTGGGATAAAAAAGTAGCTAATAATTGCATAAATTCCTGTTTATTATCTTTAAGATGATCCCGATAATACTTTTGCACACACAATAAAACTTTCTGATGTAGAGTTGTGTTTAACGAAGACGATACTCTATCTAAGATTGTTAATTTATATAGTTTTTTACACCTAGCTAAATCATTGTGTAATGGTCTAGTACCACCAGTAATTCTTTTAACAGATTTTGGATAAGTAGACAGTAGTTCTTTAAATAATATTTCAAAATCAACAGTGTTGTTCTGAGCATTAAATAAATTTTTAGCCTGGTCTGTTACTTTAATCTCATTAAAAAGAATGTTTAACTCATCTTTTAAGATAATAAAACCTGAATTTCTTAATCTTTGAAATATTATTGTTTCTATTCTACCGCAAGTAGTAATATACTTCATTAACATTTCTTCATTGTCGTAAACTAAACAAAATAATATAAACCAATCCTCAATTTTAAGTTTATTAGCGTATAATTTATTTAAGTCTACACTAATTTCTTCAATCATAATTTTTATATATAAGTTATTTTACTCTGCGAAAATCCTTCCAATGCTGATTTCACCCATTGTTCATCAATAGTATTTCTAAAACATAAAATGTGGACTGTAGCACAATCATCAGGATTTAATCTAAGAAATCTAAATATTTTCTGACTAGCTTTTCTCTCATTGCCGTAAGAGTGCATAATCACACCATATTTAAGACCTGGTATATTAATTCCTTCATTTAATTGTTCAACAGCACATAATTTCAGTAATTTACCTTTTTTGAAAGACTCTAAATTTGATTCTGAAAACTTATTCTTTGAATGATAAGTTATTGTACAGATTCTAGCTGATTGCTCTTGAGTACTTGCAAAGCAAAGACATTTACTATGTAATCCTATGCTATTTAGTAAGTAGGTAGCTTTTAACTCTTTAGATTTAAATGCTTGCATAGCTTTCATTCGTTGAATAGCTGCTATTTGTTTCATTTTACCAAAAGAAGTTTCTACTCTACCTGACCAGTAGTTATAGATAGCGAGTTCACTTGTCATCCAAGTTGCAGTAGGTTTCACAACCTTAATGTTTTTCTCTGTATCTAAATCTACATAATGAACAACGATTCTATAGTCATTCAAAATTGAATGGTCTATAGCTTCATCAGTATTATAAGAATATACTACAGGACAATACTTATCTACCATAAACCATTTCTCTGATTTAGAGTTAGTTGGTGGTGTACC